TATCTAATTTAATTGATTTTGTTTGTTTGCTTATATTTGCAGGGCTTGTATTATTAAAAATATGATAAGGGTCAAATTTTTCTTTTTCTCTTGCATCAACTAAATTTTGTCCTCTAAGAGTAGTTTTATTTTTTAAAACATCACTAGCAGAAACACCTATGGGTAATGTTTGCCCTGTAGGTTGTCCAGATTCATCAACTTGAACTTGTTTATCACCCATGTTAATCCATGTAGCTTTTTTAGGTGCATACATTTGTTTAACATAATCTAAAATAGCACCTTCACCTATTTTTGGATTTCCAATATCTTGACTATATTGAGTAACAGCACCTAAAATATCATTTCTTGATAATGGTTGTGCAGGAACTTGTGTAGTAACAGGTTTCATTACATTTGTTTGTCCTTGCATGTTTTGTGTTTGATATGGTGATGTTGCACCTACTTGTTCAGTAGTATTATAAGGTGATGTAGGTACATTCATGCCTTGTTGTAAATCTACATTAGTAGGTTGCATTGTAGTTTCTGTTGTTGGCTCATTTTTTAATACTTTAATTAATTTATCTAAACCAGTACGTTGTTTAGTTTCTTGAGCTTTTTGAGCATCACTATATTCTTTCATAGCTTCTTTTTCATTCATACCAGCCATGCCTTGATTTACTGCACCAGCAAGATATTGAGTCCAAGAAGGAGCTACATATCTATCGCCTACCATTTGACCTTGTGGCATTTTTGTATTGCGTAAAGAATCAGCTAAAGCAAGTTTACGCTTTAAATTAATAGATGCTAAATTTGGATCATCTACTCCAGATTGATCTGCGTTATCCCCAAATTGCGGTAAAAAGTCCATAAATGCCATGTTATCCCCTATATCAATGCGTAATTAACAGCTTTGTAACCATCAGCCATTGTAATAACTGCTTCTGGTATGACTTTTTCAACTTCTTGAGCCATAACACCAATTTGTTTATCTTTTGGTAAATCTTTATAATCAATATAATTGTATGAGTAAATATCAATACCTTTACGCAATGTACCAATTTTTTTAATATTCTTTTTAAGTCTAATATCTGAATATTTACCTATTGCTGCACCACCAAGACTCATAAGACCACCCATAAATCCACCTTGTTGAGCTTGTTGAGCATTGTAAGCATTAAGTTGATTTTGATAGCTTGCATTAGCTGCACCAAGTAAATCTGGGCCTGCTGTGTTAGCTTGTTGTGGTGTATTTGCAAATTGTGGATTCTGTACTTGAGAACCTGTGCGTAATGCGTTAATGACGTTAATAGGTTGCATTTGATTATAAGCAGCTTGTTGAAAGCCTTGTTGATTAGCTGCAAGACCTGTATTCATACCAGTAACTGTAGCACTATTAAGTAAATCATTTTGTTTTTGAGCTTGTAATGTTTTAGCTTGATTGTAAGCATCTGTACCTGCAGCAATACCTCTATTAGCTAATTGTTGCTCTAAAGCAGCATTTTCACGATCAATTTGTGGTGAAAGTCTTGACATAATAGCATCTTGGTATGATTGACCAGGATTGATACCTGTTTGAGCTAATTTAGATGTATCTATACCAGGTTGGCTTAATACAGTATTAGCATAATTTAAACCTGTATTAGCTGTATCCATTAATCCTTGATTAAGGGTATTAGTTGAATTAAGAATACCTTCTTGTGCAGGTGATAATGTTTGTGTAGCAGTATATAAAGTATTACCGTATGGATCAGTACCAGGATTAGCTGTGTATGTTAAGTTACCATAAGGTGTAACTTGATTAGTACGGTTTGCAGCAGCAGTAGCTCTAGCAGCTTCTAAGTTACCAGCAGCAGTTGCAGTTGCAGCACCAGCATAATCTGGTGGTGGTGGAGCAGATCCGCCTTTACCACCGCCATAAAATGTAAAATAATCATTTAATGCAGGCATAAACCATTTAAAATCTAACAATTTCATACTTTGTCCTTTATATATCTATCTTTAAGTTTTAACCACTTACATTCATCTTTAGACATGGTATAAACAATACCATCTCCATCTGGGAAATAGTCTTTAAGCAATGCTTCTCGCTTAAATCCTAAATGTTCGTTTACTTTTTGAGCTTTTAGGTTAGCTGTAGATACTAACCCTTTTAACTGTTTTACTTGTAATGTATTAAACGGATAATCAAATATTGAAAAATAAAAGTGACGTGATACATGACGTGGATTGTCACATCTTGAATGAATAGCTATACTTGATCCTGTATAACCATCATACATTACACCTACTATTATTTCGTTATTATAAGTCTGTCCTATAGCTTGGCAAATATGAGTCCATGATCCGCCAGCTTCTTGGCAAACCCATTCTCCTACATTTTGTCCTTGAATTATTATAGAACTGCACCTTTTTCAAGTACTAAGTCTGTTGAAACCCATCTTACATCTATACCTTGTGATGCTGTGCTTACAATAGGCGCACCATAATAGCCAACGCCATTAACACCTTGCCATTGTTGTAATACATTTAATCCACCACCCCATGTACCTGTATCCCATAAAGCATTATCCCATGTTCCTGATGATGTGGGCGTATAATTAAGTATTGTAGTAGGTGTATTTAAATTAAAATCAACATTTATATTTGCATAAATAGCAGGGCTTCCAGATGTTCTAAAAATGGGTTTAGCCATTGTAAAACGCTTTAATTCTCCTGGACTATCAAAAGATGAAAATGCTTGTAATGCGTTAGCAGTAATATTGCTGTTATTATCTGAGTTTGTATACCATGCACGACCTACATAACCATTGCCACCAAAATAAGGTTGATCGTTATATAATTCCCAACAAGTAGCGTTCCATCCTGTGTAATTACACCAATTTGTAGTAATGGTGTTCATAGCATATTGCGTAGTTTGTGTAGTATTAGGTACGTTTAACCATAATTGATTTTCTTCTGGATAAAACAATATTTGCCATCCAAAAACAGAACCATAATTAGAAATAGCTTCTGATACAGCCCATTGTATTTTGTCTGTAATAGCTACTCTAGGATCAAGCCTAGATGACTGTAATTCTGATGCTAATGGTGTAAGACCATCTTTACCTAATAATAGTAAATCACCACCATATTTGTACATACAACGAGTACCTACCGGTGTTCCTAAATCCCATACACCTGCTAAAGCAAAGTCTGTATCAGGATCAGATCCTTTATATACAACTACTTGGCCTTTAGATGTATAAACAGCATAGTAATCATCTACGCCATAACCTGCATCTATTGTCCATGTAGCATGTTGTACAATATTGCCACCTTTATAAGCAAAAGAACTTAAATCTAAAGATTTAGCAAGTCCACCTAATGATAATGTAGGTAAATACCATATTTTTAATGTGCTAGTTTGTGTAAAAAATACTCTATTTTTAAATACAATAGGATTGTTTAAAGTAGTAGTAGTTACGCCTGTAATAGCCGGTGTAGAAGCACCTGTAATAGATGTCCATGTAGTTCCATCATATACATAAGGTGTATTTACACCATTAGCCATGTATAAGAATGAACCGCCAGCAGTAGTAATATTACAATATTGCCAACGTGAATTAGATAATCCTGATAATAATGCAGAACCTACTGCACCACCATTAGTTACATTATAAACAGCACCATTAGATATAGCTAAAAGTTTACCAGATGTACCACTTTGGTAATTCATAAGAGTATCTACTTGCGCAGGTAATCCTGTGGCCCATTGAGTATATCCATTTCTTAAAACAAGCTCTGTAGTAGCAGGAAACCAGTTTGTAAGATAGACTGCATCTGTTGCAGGCATATCACTTAAACTATCTCTGGCGTTCCATCCACCTACAGGTGCTGGTAAAGATACGCTTCCTGATGATTTTTTCTTTACTGGAAACATATTATTTATTGTCCGTAATTAGCGTCAGGTATATTTTCAAATCCGATTAAGATTGATCCAGGTACTGGAGCAAAGCTCAATGTAGCTGAACCAGAATCGTTAGCTTTAGCGAATGATAATTGTTGTAAGTAATCTCTTGTAAATGCTGTTGAATCAAAACCTTTAATTTCAAAGTATTTCTTTTTCAATGCTGTAACCATTAAACGATCAGGGAATATACAAGTATCTGAGTCTGCTAGAAATGATGATTGTGTCACTCCTGCTGTGCTTGTAGCCCATTGGTTACTCATGTATTCAAAGCCTAAATACTCATCTGTATTCATTGCAGGCCATACTTGGAAGTATCCACCTAAAATTCTGTAACGGATTCTAGGGCCTGTTGAAATATAGCTAGACTTTAAGAATTGCCATTGTTGAGCATCTGTAGGGCCTAACATTTCCCAGCGTTTAGACTTATCGTAATGTGTACGATCTATTTGTCTATCCCAGTCACTTGGTAATGGGTATTTAGCTTGTGAAAAGTAAAGTGTAAACACGCCAGTTTGTGTGGCGGCTTGTGATAATGTAAGTGTATGTGTTCCTGTAACAGTATTAACATAAGTATCTTGATTGATACCTGTACCTGTTACGATATATAGGTTACTTAACCCTGTGGTTGATTCTACAGTTGTTACATTGACAGAATCTTCCACAAGAGTACAAGTAAGTGTTGTATAGACTGTGTAAAAACGGTATTCTTTGTCTAATGCTTCCCAGTTATGATCTCTTTGAATCTCATAGCCTACTGAGTTCATAAGAGCATAAATCTGAACAACATCTGCCGCAGTATTGCCTACTACTTGTGTAGGCTGAGTTAAACCCATTTCACCTGTAGCCTGCTGAACGAGTTGCAATAGAGTTGATGCCATTTATTAGTCCTTTTTAGGTTCTTTCGTTTCTGATTTGACTTCAGCCTTATCAGATTTTGATTTTTCCTCTACCATTTTTGCTAATCTAGTCATCTGATCTTTAAGATCAGCAATTTCTTGCTCTCTTAATTTAAGTTCGTCTGCCTGTCTTTGTACAAATGATGAATCTTTTGCGTTTTCTAAAAACGCTTTAGCTTTATCTCTTAGAGCTAATGGTGACATACCTGCTGTCATACCGATTGCCATAAGTTGTTGATCTGAAGCTGCTGCCACTTGTTCTACTGTGTAGAATTTAAAGTGTTTTAATTCTGTCGCTTGTGCTGCGTTAAGGATAGGCCAATCTCTTAATATTGTGCCTTGCACGTTATCAGGATTGTGGTTGCCATCCGCTTTTTCGTTTAAATACATAGACCATTGTGTAGGAAATTGTTGTTTATGTGAGTTATTCACAAAAGTATCAATAATACTTAATTGATTGCCTGGTATTTCAATTCTAACAAAGTCGGCCATATAGCTAATTGGTCTGCCTTCTTTATTGGTTAGAAAATCGTTTTGTAGTTCTTTACTATAAAATCTTACTGCTAATGCGCCTGTTTCTGACATTTAATTCTCCAAAGTAGTTTGGTTTGTCAAGCCTACTCACCATGAATAGACTTGAGAAACCCCCCTATTGCTAGGGGAGTCTTTGTTACTTAAACAGATGCTGCTGAGAACCAGCCATAGTCACCACTTACCATGTCAGTAGCTGGAGATGTATAAGAACCACCTGAAGCTGTTACAAGGAATGTAGTAGCATTAACTGTACATGCAGTTGTTGAAGCTGTGATTGAAGCATTAGCTTTACCAAATACATATCTTTTACCGTCTGAACCCCAAACTTGCACACCTAATAATTGGTTTGCAACTTGTTGTCCAGCAGTAATTGCTGCTGCTGTTACTGTGTTAGTTAAATCAATTCCCACTAAAGGGGTTACTGAAAAAGCCATGTTATATTCTCCCTTTAATTAAGCTGTTAACACACCGTTGAATTGTGCGCCTGAAGTAGTAAGATTACCTGCCCAGCCGATTAATTTAACGATTGCGTCTTGATTTACAGATTGACGTTCACCACCGATTGGCACAAAGTTTCTGTCTTTGTGTGGGCGGAAGAAAATGTAGTCTGTGTTTAAGAAATACATGTGGTTAGCTGGTTCTTGCGCACCAATACCGCCACCAAGTACCACGTCAGCAGATGTACCGCCACCGTAGAATTTGAGTGAAGCGAAACCTGAACCGGCCATTTCTGGATCAGTTACACGTTGGATTGCTTGTAAGCTATTTACATATAGGTTGTAGTAGTTGTTATCTGCAACGATTAAGTCAGCCTTATCAGTACCACGAACTAGCTTGATAGCTAATTGAGTCATGTAAGATTGAATGTTAGCTGCTGAAACTGCTGCACCACCATTAGTCACGCCAGAGAACGCTTGGTTCTGCCAGAATGTCCATGTAGCACGATTGATACCACCATAAGTACCGCTTGATGGGCTATCTGCAACTGCTGCAGCTAAACCAGTAAGGTTCTTACCACCGTTACCAGTACCGTTACCATAAAGGTCAAGGTTGATACGGTTAGATAATTGTGCTTCTGCTACTTTGATACGACCTTCTAGTAAGTCAATGATTGCTTCCTTACCAGAGTTTTGTAACATTTCAAGACCAGAAATAGTAACTGCTGAAGCGTATTGAGCAATGCTGTATTGCGCTGCAGAAATTGGGCTATTAGGTGAAATGTTTAATGTTTCAAAGCCACTATATGAGTTAGTGTTGTTTGTTGAAGAATCATTGTACATAATTTCTTCAAGAATTACGTTACCGCCTGAAAATGGGCGTACGTTACCTTTTGACTTCAATTTTAATAGAAGCGGATTATTGTTAGTTACGTTGTCAGCTAATTCACCAGAACGAGATTGAATGGTGGTAGCGATAATGTCACTAACTGAAGAATTGGCAAATGCCATAGTAAAACTCCTTTGTTAGTTTAATTAAATATTTTCGGTAGAAAAAGTGTCTACAATAGACGCTAATTGGTCACGAAGATTATTGCCTTTACCACCTATACTCATGTTCGCTGTAGGCGAGCTAGACTTAGGGGATATAGCCTTAGCTTTGACTAGGGCAAGTTTACTTTTCTGCTCTGTTTGGCTAGAACGAGTCTGTTCAGACTGTACCTTTTGCCAAATGTCATCATGTAAACGAATTGCTTTGTCATAAGCAGTATTCAAGTCAGAAGCCATATTGTTCTGGAGTAATCCAGCCATAGTTTCTCTGACGTCATCAAAGTAAGGTTTGTCCTTACTGAAAGATTCTATTTCACCCTTTAACTGGGCTTGTTCTATTTGTTCTTGTTGCGATTGGAATTGTTGCCATTGATTTTTAATCTGGCTTAATTCCTGTGCGATCATAGAAAATTGTGGACTAGCTTGTTGGCCGCCTAATAATCCATTTAGATCAACACCATAATCGTTTGCTAATTGTGCAAACATCTGTAATTTTTGGTTAGGGTTTCCAAATACTAAAGTCTGATGTGCAGTACCTAAGCTATTAATCCATTGTGCTGGATCAATACCATTTTGTTGTAGTGTAGGAGCAAATTTCTCCATTGTAGAGAGAATAGGCTGTGCTTGATCCCATTGGCTCTTATAAGTAGAAACACCTTTAGCAAAGTCTGCTTCACGTTGAGAAATATAATCCTGTAATGTAGGATCTAATTTACCCCATGATTCTTCATAGTCTTTTTTCCATGAAGATGGTCTTGGTTTAGCAGATTTAATCTCTGCTACGACTTCTTCTTGGACTTCACTTGGTGTTTCTTCTGTGATTTCTTTAGAACTTTTAAACTTTCCTGATTCATCTCTAGGCTTGTCTGATCTACTTTCTGATTCTACAACTTCTGGTGCTACTTCAACTGTTTCTACTGCACTTTCTATTTGGTCACGCAAAGATGGCGTTTCCAGAGTAGTCTGGTTTTCCATTTAAAACTCCTAATGTAATTAAATTATGCTGATACTACTGCTACCCAGTTACCGTCACCTAAAGATGTGAAAGAAGCTGTTTTTAATGTAGTAATAGATACTGCTGCATCTGCTGAACCACCATTAATTTTGAAACCTGAAGCAGGCCAAACTTTAATTGTGTTAGCTGATGTGTTAGCTACAAGGTATGTATCACCTGGTGCTGCATCTGATGGCAATGTTGGGCCATAGTTAGATGTAGACGTTGCATATTCAACGATTGATGTAGGTAATAATTGACCACCTTGTGCTGCTGCTGTTGCTGCTTGTGCTTTTGATACAAAACCTACAATAGCTTGTGCTGATTGACCAGCGTTACCACTACCTAAGATTGATTTTACTAATGCCATAGTATTTCTCCTATTTATATCTTAATTTTTCGTAAACCTGACGTGCCAACTGTTCTTTCAACTGACCACCGTCAGGCTTCTGTGGTCTTGCTGAACTCTGTTCCGCCACTACTAAATTGTGACGTTTTAAATGCTCTCTATGTGCTTTACGACCTTCTATCATCTCACCTGTCACCATAGACTTGTAAGGTTGATAATCAGCCATAATGTAGTGTGAATTAGATTCCTGTGTGTAATATTCGTCAGCAGGAATAAGTTTATGTGTTACCGGATCTTGTATATATCTAGCCATTATATTAGTAGAAGGATTGCTTCTTCATCTTCCATTTCACGTTGTGCTTCTAGTCTTTCATAATGTAATTGTTCTGCCAACATAATAATACGTTGAGCTGCAGCTACGTTTTGAGTTAAAAGTTTTAAATCTACTGAGCTTAAGGATAATCTATTGGAATTAGAATATTCACTAACAATCTCTTTAACTTGCTCTACTACTTTTGGTTCGCCTAATAATTCTTCTAAAGACTCTTTTACAGTCTGTTTAAAAGATCTATTATGTGTACGTTCTTTTTTGTAACCACCTTTAGCACCAAATATAACTGGAGCTGGGCCTGAAACTGTTGCTATTTGAAAGGCATTACGCTGAAAGCCACTTATCTGAAAAGCACCAAATGCCATATAAGTCTACTTACTTAAATTGAGTTAGTGCAGCTAATACTGTAAATGCAGCAGATCCTGTTTTAATAATGGTATATGAATAAGCATCTATTCCAGAAGCATTACCTGCTGACCAAGCAGTCCCACCTTGATATTTAGGTGTTACAGAGTTTCCATCTATGGTTACTGCATTGTTATAATAAGCTGTAGCACCATTAGTATTTAAGAATACAACAGTTACTGTTTGACCTGTAGCCATAGCAGTATTTAATGATGTGCCACTTGAACCTCTAAAGTTCATAGTAAAGTTAGCAGAAGCATTAGATGTATAATACCAAACTGATTGTGTAGTAACATCATAATTAAGTGTGCCTGTTGCAGCACTTGCAGCTACAGTTGTAGTTTCTGCAGCATTAGCAAATACAGCAGCTAATACACTTGATGATCCTGTATATGTTTGTGTTGCAGTATATGATGTTGCAGCGTTTGTTACAGGAATATTAGCTCCAGCTAATGTAGTTGCTCCTATTCCACCTTGAGCTACAGTTAATGGAGTAGTCATTCCAGTTATTGCTGGTGTTGATATACCCGTTGTTCCGTTAATTGATACAGCCATTTTTTATTTCCTTTAAATTAAACTATTGACCAAGTGTTAGTACTATCTACCGTTACTGTTACGCCAGAATTTATTGTAATTGGGCCACCAGATATACCATTATAACCTGAGCTAAAGGTGTAATCAGCAGATATTGTATTAGTATGTACCATCATGCCATCTACTGCTGCTATTCCTGCAGAAGATAATGTGCCAGTAGAAAATGAAAGTCCTGTTCCTATTGTTACATTACTAAATCCGCCTGATCCATTACCATATAAAATAGAAGTTCCGCTAGTAGCAGGAGCTTTGCTATTAAATGTTGTCCAATCTGTAGATGTTAAGTATCCATTTACAGATCCTGTAGCTGCTGCCATGCTAATTGCTGGTGTAGCACCACCACTAGAAACTACTGGAGCAGTACCTGTAACGCTAGTAACAGTTCCTGATCCTTTATTGTTAAATGTATTCCAATCAGTAGAACTTAAATATCCGTTTGTGCTTGTTGTAGCTTGGCTAATACTAATAGCAGGAGTTGCACCGCCTGATGATACTACTGGTGCTGTTCCTGTTACGCTTGTAACAGTACCTGTTGTTGGTGTTGTCCATGTTGGCGCACCTGCACCGCTAGATGTTAATACTTGACCTGATGTTCCTGCTGCACTGATAGCTAATGCTGTACCTGTAGAATATACTGCACCACCATTAACTGCTGTTAAGTTAGCATTTGTACCACCACGATTTAATGCTATAGCATTACCATTCCATGTGGCTGATGTTATAGATCCAGGATAGTCAAGTGTGTTTGTAGACCATGATACGTTAGATGGTGCTTGATCGTGTCTATCCCATGATCCAGCAGCAGTTGAATTGCTTAATAAAACAATGGTACTAAAAGCACCTGATTGTAATGTAGCAATTGTAGTGCTTGAATTATTTTGAATAACAATAGTGCCTGATGATTGATTGTTATTAAATGTAAATAATGCACCACTAGGTAATGTTGTAGCATCTGGTAATTTAATTGTTTGACCACCAGAACCTGTAATAACCCAATTTTGTACAGATGATGCTGTTAAAGTAATTAATGTTCCTGCTGCTTGACTAGTAAAGCCTTCAAATAAACAATTTGTTGTTATATTTGCATTAGCATCTCTTAATACTACAGAATTAGCACCGCTTGATGTTGTAACGCCTGTGCCACCATTTACAACTGGAACAACGCCACTTGTAATATCACTATAAGTAAGAACTACTGTACCTGTTTTACTATTTACACTTGTTACAGCGTCTGTATTATCAATTTTTTGCCATGCCGAACCGTTATATACAGCCCAATCACCTATTTGCCAATCTGTAATACCGTTTAAGTTTGTAGAGCCAGCAACATTGACTACATAGTAATAACCTTTTGTGCCTGTAGATGATGCTAGTGTTGGAGTATTTGTACTAGCGTTCCATGTGCCTTGATAGCTTAATGCACCTAATACTGCTGCAGGAAGCTGACTAACTGGTACTGTACCGCTACCATCTAATGAAGCAACACCATTGGCTACTGCTTTTTGAGTAGTAGCAATATAGTCACTAATGGTAACGCCTGACATTGTGCCACCAGTAACAGATATAGCATTAGAGTTTTGCGTAGACATTGTGCCTAAGCCAGTAATATCTGTGCTAGGTACTGTTGAGCTTGCTGTAAATGCAGAAGTACCATTGCCCTTGACATAACCTGTCAGAGTTGTAGCACCTGTACCGCCATTACTAACACCTAATGTGCCTGTAAATGTATGATCGTTATTCCAATCACTTGGTAATACAATATCAGCTAATACTGTGCCTGCTGGATAGTTACCTGCTGCAATCTGTGCATCTAGGTCTGATTGTGTCCAATCGGATATGGTATCCGTCTTGGCATGCTTAATGGTTACAGCCATTATTTAACCCCTATAATCTTACCGTTGGCATCACGAACAATAGTCTTAGGTCTAGTCATGTGTTCTACAAGTGCTTGATGTGCCATTTCTTGTTTCATAGCTAATTCTTGATTATGTGCATGGTTAGCATTAATTAATTCAGCTACATTTTGGTTTACAGCACTTAATACGCCTGTAATTTCATCTGTTAAGTGAGCATTACCATTCATATCAATATCTAATAATGGATCAAGCTGTGGATTGGCTGACATGTGTTGTTGTTTTAATTTAGTCTTGGCATCTAGTTCAGCAATAAGAATTTTAGTTTCATTTTCTAGCTGTGTTTTCCATGTATCAAAGTCTAATTTTTGTTTAGCTAGGGCTTGATCTAGTTCTGCTTTATGCTGACGTTCTCTCATGTCATTTTGAGCTTGAGCTTGTTGTTTCTGAGCTTCTAATTGAATTTCGTGATCTCTAGCCTGTACTTCAGATTGTAACTCAGCTTGCCTTGCTTGTGCTTCCATCTGTATTTTCATAATTTCAGGATCAGGTGGCGGTGGTTGTTTTGGTTGTTTAGATGCTTGTTTAATATGATCTGCTAATGTATCAAACTCACCTTCTAATTCACGACCTACTCTATAGCCTGTTACACCAAACTTGAGCAAGTCCATAAGTAATGGGGTAGCTTCCGGTGGCATAGCTTGTGATGCTTGTACAGCTTTTTCTAAATATGTACCTACTGCACCTAAAAACTCTACACGATCAGCCTTTTCTTGCTGTTCATCTTGGTAAAGCATAGAATCCGTAGCAACTTCAATTCTAAATGTACGCATAGGATTGTTTTTAAGCATCTCTATAGCTTGTGGTACTAATTGCTGATCTTCTGGCATTAATTGTGCAACGCCACCAATTTTCATAAGTGTTTCTGGTTGAAATTGTCCGCAGATAACTTGTGCTTTTAGTTTAAGTATGTGTGAAGCGTAGCAAGCTACAGCATCTTGGTATTCTTTTAAACGTAATGATGCAAATTGGCTCTTAATTTGAGCTGATGTTGCAGTTTCAATTACATTAGATTGGCCACGTATAATGTCAGATATACCAGTAATATCGTAGATTTCTTGCTTAATCTGCGCCATAGCATCATAAGCATTTTTAAGAGCCATAGCGATAGGTGTGATGTCCACAATATCAATAGCACCTCTAAGACCTTGCTTCTCAGAAAAAGCAGGCCAATTCTTAACTGGAATAAGAGTATTGTTTTCACCTTCTGTAAATAAGCGTTGTAATGTTGGTTCTGATGCGTCATATACACCACGAACTTTTAATGCGTCTATAAGGCCAGAAATGCGTGTAGAGAGTATATCTAAAGCATTAGCTTGGTCTTGATATAGTGTGAAGTCTGGGATTGGTACAAGTGATTCGTTAGTAATTGTTGAATAGAGTGGTTTAGGGCATGGGAAAAATTCCTCTAGCTCTAAAGGATCATCTCTTTCATCTAAAATTTGGTTAAGTGATTTAGAGATCCATAATACTGTTTCAGTTTCACGATCCCATAGCTCAATGATAAGGCCTTTTTTACCGATACCATCTGAATCTTTATATTTTTGGTCATCTGGGCTTGAATCTAATGGTACTTTGTTACCTAATTCCTTACCAAATCTGTCAACTAAAGCTTTGCGTGTCATATATACTTTACGCCATACTTTGTTTACTTCATCCCATGTTCTTGCTGGCTCATGTCCAAAGTCTTTCCAATGTACATAGTCAATGGGTGCTGCTTCTGAATCTAAATATTCTGCTGCTTCATCTGAATCTTCGTCTGACTCTGATGTTGAGTAGTCCATAGACTCAATCTTAGGCTCATAGCGAACCCATGCTGATCCACGACCACCTAAGAATCTGTCATATACGCTAGACTCTAAGCAATGCTTTAAGTCCTCATAGTGAGTAATCTCAAAATCCATAGCTCTTTCTAAGATCATGGATGCTACTCTACCTACTGGATCATTGTCTTTAAATCTGCGTGACACGTCAGGTTTAGGCATGCGTGAGAACGTAGCAGCTTTTAATGTCTGTACGTTAGCCCATAGCATGTTGTAACGTGTTTGGGTTGAATTGGTTTGACGTTCATCCCTGTATCTACGCAATATCTTGTCAGTACGGTTCATCCATTTGGTGAACTCTTTGTCATACTGCGTGACAACATTTAGGTAAAGTTCTACTTTAGTCATGCTTATGCAAATACCACAGTAGCACTAAGAGTACCAGTAACAACAATGTAAATACCAGCAGTTGTAGATACAGGTATTGGATACCATGTGCCTAATACGCCAGTAAATGTATCAATCACTTTAGCTGATGTTGTTGTAGTAGCACTATCATAAATAGTAATTGTGCCTGCTGTTGATGCTGATACAAATATACCTAGCAAGCTAGCACCTACTGGTGATATGTTAGCTGTCGCTGTTAATAGTTTATATCCACCTACGTTTTGTACTGTTCCTGCCATTTTAGATCCTTCCACCTTGTGTTTTAGGGACTGATTCCCATAATTCGTTTAATGTTACTTCTGTCTTACCTACATGCAATCCTCTAGGCTTATCATCCTTCTTTTCTATCTTAGCTTCTTCTTGCCAACATACAGCTAGGTATCTAAATGCGTCAGCAGCGTGAGATGTCCAATCGTGTTTAGGTTTATCTTTGAATATCTTGCGATCCTCATCCCACTCACGTTGATATTGCTTTAGAGCTTCTATACCGTCTGCACAGTTTTCTTTGTCAATCCATACTCTCGGAAACATAAGTCTTGCAGCTTGTATACCATCCATAATAGATAGGTTAGTAGTAATGCGCATATTCTTCCACTCAAAGTGAGAAGCTAACTGTTCTACAATAGATTTACCACCGGATGCTAAAGTCTTAGCTTTAGCGTCATGCGGTAGATAATGTAATCCAAACTTATAAGGTTTGGTAAGCACTTGCGCAGCATAGTGAGCTATTTCTTTACCACTTGAAGCGTAATAGTCAATCACGTGGACTTCCCCATGAATGACTTGATAGAACCATATAGCAGTATCATCACTATATCCTAGATCCCATACTGTGTGTACAGGGACTTCTTTATCATACTTAACTTCTGTGATTCTGTTTTCTTGTTCGGCTTGGTATAACTCTCTACCCCATATTGCACCAGGTATAGCAGCGTCAAAATCACATTCCATCTCTTGTCGCCAAGCATCTTCAGTCATTTCTCTTTTTAAGGAGTCATACTCGCTAGGCAGAAGTATATTACTTTGTGATGCTGTGATCTTGAGTGCCAACCATTCGCTACTTGTAGTAGCCCTGTTATACACTTCCCAGAATTGGTTGCGACCTTTAGGTGTGCCAATAATAATAGCTTTACCTTGTCTATCAGCTAACGCTGGGCGTATAACGTAATTCCAAACTGACGGTTTCCAGTCACCATATTCATCTGCTACTAATAGATCAAAGAATAATCCACGAAGGCTATCAGCATTGTCTGCACCGAATAATTGTATTCTTGCACCATTAGCGAAATCTATACGCATTTCAGATTCGTTTATGGTAGTATCTTGTATAGACCTTGAGAAGTATTTAAAGTAATCCCAGCTAACTGACTTAGCCTGACGGTAAAAAGGTGCTAAGTAAGCTCCTCTAAAGTCTGTACGCTGTGTAATGAGTGCTTCTCTTATAAGATGATTAACACAAGCTACTGTTTTACCAGCTCTACGGTGCGCAACTACTACAGCCCATCTTTTATCTGTATCGTGTAATAAGTTAAATGCTTCTCGTGGAGTATAGGGTATTACTATTTCTTCCATGTGTATGTAACCTCACCACTATGCTCAGTAGTTTGGTCTATTTGTTGTGTGGCCTTGCCTTCTAATCTATCGCCTAATTCTCTTAGAGCTGATATATCACCTGATAATGCTTTCTCTATGAGAGCTGTAGCTAATAAGTTTAGGTTATCCCCTTGCACAATAGCTTTTCTTACTGCGTCACTCCATACTTTAGGTTTGATAGCATTAGTATTGCCTACTGGCGCACCCCTTTTGTTTTGGGTATTTTCAATTGCTAAGTCTTTGTTTTCATTCATCACTCATAATTGGGGTAGCCCAATTCCTCGTTATTGTTATTTGTATGTTGTAAGTGCTTTAGCCATCTTTTTAGGATCAGCTTGTGAATCTTTAAAGTCTTGTTTTGTTGGTGCGCCCTTAGATCCAGGCTTTCTCATGTGTTCGCCTGATCCAGCTTTGATTCTATCTTGTTTAGCGTGGATATTAGCCCATAAGCCAGGTTTGTTTGTCATACGATATCCTTACTTTAAGTTTTCTAGCTTGTAGATTGCTGTTAAGAATACTTCTACGATTTCATCTATCTTGTTTTGTAATGCTGTATCTTCTTTGCTATATGCTTTATAGCGATTAGTTTCTACATATTTAAGTTTGTCAGCGATACAATATAGTGGTTCTTTGTAGCTAGTCTTTTCTGTAAGGATAGGTATATCTAATAAGCCATGTGCGCCCTGTGTCATTTCTGCTAGATCATCTGTTAAGTCTAATAGATTTTCGTAGAAGTTTTGTAGAGCTTTATGTTGTGAATAGCTTTTAGTAGATAAATGGTATCTATGTGCTAATTCTCTAGCTAAAAATAGTGTAGCTATAAATTCATTCATATTAAGATACCTGTGATGCTTGTGGCATTTGTGTTGGTCTTGCTAATCCTACACCGAATCTGTTTTGACCTTGTTGGTTCATACCTATAGGGCCTTCTGGTGTGTTTTGCATGTTAGGTATAGGTGGTTGCATGTTAAATGATGCGTTAGATTGTGGTTGTTCGTAGTTTGGCATCTGTGGTGTAGCGTTACCGTATTGGCTTTGTGGTAACATAGCTGGCTGTGGCATGCCTTGTGACATGTTATCCATAGGTTGTCTAGGTTGCATAGGTGGTTTAGGCATGTTTTGCATAGCATTGCCTAACATAACATTGCGTGGCTGTGGCATTTGTTGTGGTGGCTGCATTGTTTGAAAGTTGTTTTGTGGTGAACCGATCATATTATTTACTCATTAGGGCTTGCGCTAGTTTATGGGGATCTTTCTTTACACCTTCATGTGCCATTTTGGCTGCTGTTGCTTGTGGGATGCCTACTTTTTTAGCAATAGCAGGATTATGCTCTGCTGCTCTAAATAGTTTATTCTGTTTGACTGAGTAAGGCATCTTGTTCTTTCTGGAGTAATTTGGGTATATCTGTAGACTTTTTGGTTGTATCACCATCTCTAATACATTCAGGGCAAGTTGGATAGCCGGTATAGTCATAGACATCCCCGCAATCCTGGCATACTGTAATTTTCACTTGGTTTCCTGAGTTATAGATATAAAAAAAGCCCACGTTTTAAGTAGGCTTATGCGGAACATATAGATACAATTATCCCACATCTGCGATTATACCAAAAATCAGTATGCTTGTGTAGATTATTTTAGGCATTTATACGTCTGCCTGCAATGGTTAAAAGATTGTCCATAGCAAGCTCTAGCTTAAATTCATAAGCAAATGGCTTCCTAGTCTTTAAAAAGCGTGTGTAGATAGCTTCCTGTTGTTCCTTAGGCAATGAATGAATGATACTGTCAATAGTATGTACGTTTTTTAAGTCTTGAGCTGATACCATTTCCAAAAAAGCATCTGCTGTTGATTCGCCACCTGATATAAAACCTGTGCTTTTTTTAGGAAAGCCTAGCTTATGGCTATCATGTGACTTCATGTACAAAGCCCAGTCCTCACAGATACATAATAAACGATCCATTGTTAGCATTTATTTTCTATTTCCTTTACAGCTTGCTGCCATATACCATTGCTATAAGCCCATCTTGCTATTTCTTTAGGCTCTAATGTATGGCCATAGTCATCAAACCATTTATCTATAAATTCCCATTCTTGTTTAGTTTCCATGTTTTACTTGTTCCTCTATGAGCCTGGCAAACCTTATCATGCGTTCTATGCTAATTGGCTCGTA